ATAAGATTCACTTAAAGAATTCCCGTTTATTGTCAAATTTCCAGTAGCATCTATTCCAATACTTCCATTATTGTTCCCAATGCTTATAGCACCGGTTGAAGAAATGGTTATACTTCCATTCGAATTTTCTAAAGTTATATTCCCGGAAGACGATAAATCCACGCTGCCATTATCGTTAAATGCCTTTATTTCACCCGATTCTTTAAGGTTAACTTCCCCACTCTGATTTTTTAAATTAATATCTGTGTTTGTAACTTCGACATATGTTAAACCATTTAGGGTCCTTAACCGAGTAGAAGCAGTTGAAAAATTATCAATTTTATTTGGCTGGCTCCATGTTCCAAGAATAGCAAAAGCATCTGAAAGGTCATGGCGCCGTTTATCATTCCAGTTTTGCACTTCGCCTGATTGCCACCAGGAATCAATGCACATATCAGCGAAAATAATAAGGCATTCATCGCCAGCCTGTACCGGCATTGTAAGGATAAAATTACCTGATTTTGGAAGCACCAAGGGTACATCAAGCAAAAGGGGAAGTTCTAAAAATTTTAAGTTTCCTTCTTTATCTCGAGTACGTTCCCTTATAGATGGCTGTGCTGTAACTGTCTGGGTTGCAGCATCAAAACTTTGAATTATTGCAGGAATTGCAACCCTGATATTTGCTGTAAAATTATCCAGCAATGTTTTATAAAATTCTTCCTGATTTCCAGTTCTTTCTCTTATTGTTTGCATATTATATTACCATCCAAATTGATCCGGGCTTGCAAGCATTGATGGAACAAGCCCGGATTGAGAAACGGTTATCATATCAGCGTACCAGTCATTTCCACGCGTATCCCCGTGATAATTAATATCGATAATTCTGTAAAGTCCATCAAAATCCAAAGGCTGCAGGAAAGGATTTCCAATATTATATTGGCCTAATTTAATATCCTGATTGTTTAATTTAATCCAGGAATCAAGCCTTAAATTAGGGTTAAGCAGGCTTTTAACATTTACGCCAAAGTCAATTTGTTCTGGGAATCCAATTAAACCGGATTGAGAATTTAATTCTATGGCAGTATTTGGATCCCCATCGCTTAATTTTATTAAATTAATTTTCCCATCATCATTAAAATATGTGGCATTGTGACTTTGTGCCAGCTGCCTTAAATAATCTTTTGAAAGGCCAAAAAATGATTTGCCTCTTATGGTTTGTGGAGTGCTATAAAAATCATCAGATATTTTACCTAAAGAACCTGAAACACTTGAATTTTGAGAAATTCCTTCTACGATATCCCGAGCATTTTGCCCTTTTTGCATTGAGAAATTAACAATTCCAAAGTTTCTGAAATCATCATCGCCCAGGCATACCAATTTTAATACATAAGTTGTAGCGTTTTCTTTGTATTGTAAAGGCTGAATGATATTTCCTTTAAAAATAATCCCGTAATTTCCATCACCTTCATATCCAGCCTCAATGATAACTTCTAACCCTTCTTTAATAATTTGGTTTTCTGTCTTAACATTCAGGTTATAAATGGAAATTTCGCCATATCTTTCCCCAATAAGAGCTTTTTTTATATCAAAAACAACTCTAAGGTCTGAAACATCAAGAACTGTATCAACTCCATTTTTTACAAGTACGCGCCACCGGCGGCCGTAATAAATGCTATTCGACATTAGTATCTGACCAAATTAATTGAAAAGAAGTTCCCAAATTGTTATCATTAGGCGTATCAGGCAATTTCCCTGATAAATTAACGAGGTAAGCGCTGCCAATTGCTAAATATTTATATTGTTCAAGCATATTTTCACCTGTTAAAAGGGGGATTCCAGATAAAACTTTTTTACCTACCCTGTAATCGGTAATATCCATGCACCAATATTCAGCAATTTTATTCCAGTAAACATAAAATCCAAGCTTTAAGTTATTACCGTCTACAGGTAAAACTATGTCGAAAGTCTGATTTACTGATAATAAAGGAATTATAGAAAACATTAATTTGCTCCAAAAAATTCTCTTACTTTGGGGTCGGATATTTTGTAAAGCATACTTTCATTAGGTTGCTGGGGTTGAATATCTCCCCTGTTCGTTACATCAGTTTTATTAGGCTCCGCAGAAATTTTGTAGGTATAGACATCGGCAACGAGTATTTCCTGCATAGTTACGGTTGCCCTTAATCCATACAAGGTTTTATAATCATCCGGCACATGAACATCAGCAACCAGCATCTTTTCAAAAACATCAAGCCTAGTTGTTACTTGCACCGGGGTTCTTGCGAACTGTAAATTTTTTAATAATTCGTATGCTTTTAAGCCTCTGCCCTCGGAACTGCCAAATTGTCCGTTTATAACATCTTTTGCAACATCGGACATTCCTATTTCAAATTGTAATGTACGAGGCTGTAAAAAGGCGTGGTCAGCAATGCTTGCACCTGTTTGTACTGGATGTTGAGTAATTTCAAGTCTTGAATTATGGTCTATTTTTAAAAAAGCATCAAATACCCAACCGCCAATATTAGTATATGGCAGGATTGTTACTTCGGTTTCTCCGGTTAAGGCCATTATGCGAAAACTCCCGCATTAGTTCTATATAAACTCGCTGTTTTATTTTTATCGTGATTTTCAATTTCCCGCCTTACTCCAGCAGGGTCATTGCTTTTAATATTATAAGTATTTCCTTGAATTACTGTAGTATGCCCGTGGGGTCCTGTAGCATTTGAATTGTGATACCATTTCATCTTTGAAGTATCAATATTAATGCTTTCCAAATAGTTCTTAACTTTTTGATAATTTGCTTTGTCAGCCATATTATTTGATTCGTAAAGAACCTGGCCGAGCCCCTGCATGCCTAAAAGCTCTTTAAATAATTTAGTCTGTTGGTTAAAGGAAGTACCAGCGAGTCCAAAATCAAAAGCCTCACCTGTTGAATGCTTGCTTCCTTTACTTTGAGGTCTAAAAACAGAGGTAATATTTGCCATTCCTCCTGCCTGACCTTGAAATTTTTTTATAAAGTCATATGTATTTGAAAGATTTTCCTGCACCCATCCTGAAGTATTACCAAAAAAGTTTTTTGTTCCTTCAACTATAGGCGATTTGTTGGTTTTTATATCAAAAACTTTTTCATATGCCTTTCCAAATAAGGATTTCCCCCCAGCCGCATAGGTAAATATATCATCAAGCAATAAATATAAAGTTTGAAGCCCAGCAATTAACCAACCTATTGGGCCGGATTTAATTACTAAAAATAATCCTGCAGCGGCAACGCCAATGTTTTTTATAACATTAGGAATTTTGTCTAAAATACTAAAGAAGCCACCCATTAATTTAAATGTCACAGCAGTATTACGTGCAAATAATTCAAAAAATCCGGCTACTTTTTTACTGATATTAGGTAGATTTTTTTGAATAAAATCATTAGTTTTTCTTAAAAAACCTAATAATTCATTAATTGGACCCGCCATAGATTTCATAAAATAATAGCCTATCTGCTGAAAACCATAGGTCATTTCAAGCTTCATTCTTGTAAATTCAAATTGAATATCTCTGGCTTTTTTCATTTGTTCTTGATAATCTCCGCCTGGCATCATAGCAAATGACTGACCTCTTAGGCGGGCAAACCTTTCCCTGAGTTCAGGATTTAAAGCAACGTCTTTTAAATCCTCCATATCCCTTAATCCCATAGCTTCCATAGATGTTCTTAAGCTATATTCTCCTTGATAATTTCTGTATTTCCATGTCAGCCCGGGCAACGTCTGAAACAACTTTACCCATAGAAGCAGTAACGGCAGCAGAAAAAGCAACAAAAGCAGTCGCAGCAACACCCATTTTTATAGTAGTGCTGCCGGCAAAACCCTCCATTACTTTCTGGGTTTTCTTGACTACGCTGTCAACTTTTTTCATATTTTCATCAATATTTTTAATGGCATCCTGGGCGGATTTATGATCCACCGCAGTTTTAATATTGACAAGATATTCTCTTATTATGTTATACATTGTTTTCCTTTACAGAATCTGCTATTCGTTGCTGGTTTTCTTCTTTTATCATCAAGGCTTCGACTATATCTAAGAGATCAGATATAGTATAAGTTCCATCCCAAAGCTCGTGCTGCCTCCACACACCAGCTAAGACAGGGATGAAAAGGAATTCATTTATATTTGCGTATTTTGCGAGAATGATTGTTCCGCACTCTCTGGGAGTGGTTTCGAGAGGCTTTCGACGAAAAAAGGTTCTAAATTAAACTGAAAAGTTGTCATTACAAGATTTAATACAATAGCAGGTGAAAGATTTACCACAGAAAAATTACCTTCATTATTTACTATCGGTGTTTCTCCAGCTGGCAATATCTCAAAGCAGGATTTTAAGCAATCATTCTGTAATTCTTTGTATTCATTACGAGGCATTTTAAAGAATTCCTGAATTCTTTTTTCAGCTTTTTCTTTATCTTCACTAACGCTGAATGAACTTCCAAAAAATTTAAAAGCCCAATAGCTTCCAACATCAGGCGTAAATTCTTTAATCCTGAATTTTCTGCCTTCCATTTCAATGTCTTTAAATGTTTGTCTTTTTTGTTGCATAAAAACCTCCAATTAAACTGCCATTTGACTTATTGTTGTCGCCATAAAGTTCCAAGTCACATTTTGTCCTTGAGCTTGATACGGTCTATCTGCGGCTTTTTCAGGGGAAACGCCTGATATGTGCATTGTTTCTGTGGTTCCCCTCGAAATCAGTTCAATGGTTGCCCTTGTCCATTCTGAGGCACCTGCTACTGAAACATAGTTATAATATTTTTGCAGCCAGGCATGGAAATCTGATATTTGCTGCATAGTTATTGATACCGAGCCATTTTCTCCCGGGATTCTTGAAACCATAATATTGCCATCAGCTGCAATATCATGAACGGTTTTTGTTTGTGCTTTTGAAACTGACAAAGAGCCAATTCCTTGCCCATTCATAATATACTGACCAACGGAAGGATGATTAAATATGATATTTACATCCTGAAAAGAATAAGTTGTCATGGTTATTTATTCTCCTTTATTAACGATTAACATTTACTTGAATAATAACGCTGTGAACTGCCCCAGCAAGTTTAATGCAGTTATAAATGGGCGGTGATTTTCTAGCTTCTCTATCCGCAGGGGCTTGAGCATCTA